CTGAAGCTGCTTCCGGTCATTGGATGCCCTCTAAACAATGTCAATTCTGTTATGTTGATTTCGGTGTTTAATGTCAACCCGAAAGTTTCGGTGTAAACCACTCATGCGCCAAAGAGCCAGAGCCTTGTGTCTTGGTCAGGTTGATTACGGTCGTGTCTGATTCGAAATGAGCAGCGGCACGCCCCCCCCTTCCTCTTGAGCCAAAGCCAATACCCAACCTGCCCTCCAGGCTCAACGCTTTCGGTGGCAAGCTTAAGGCGGTAGCCAAGTCCATAAAGGCGTCGTAAGCGTCGTTCAGCATGCCTTGGCGCTCGCGCCCGCCCTTGCCTTGGCTTACCCAGTTGCCAAACTCTATACCACGAAACCCAAAGGCTTCTGAAAACTGCTCTGGCGTTACATCCTTTCCATTGCGGCGGTCTATGCCTGCGCGTGGGGCACTGCTGCGGGTACGCATATCCGACTTGGTGATATTGTCACGCTGTTTTACCGCCTCCCATGCTGCAACAAGTTCAGCATGCTGTTCATTCATGTACTTGCGGGCATCAGCCAGGTTGGTGAAACTTTTCAGCGCTCGATATTCGCTGTCGCCTGTTTTGTTAATTCGGTAATCGTCTTTGCGTCCGCGAATCTCAAACTTCATCTTGGGCGCTTCGTTTTCAGCGCTTAGGATCTTTTTCACTTCTGGCGCAGCTTCCGCCGGGGTTGGCTTTCCATAAAATGAGCGGCGGCGACCGTCAATCTTTACTTCGAGCCAGCGCCCGGGAATCAATTTTCCTGACCCGTCGCCGTACTTCCCGCTGTACTTATTGACCGACCCAATGCGTGGCCAGTCCTTGCGGTCTACAAGGGTAAGCAATTCAACCTTATCGGCAAAGGTATTAAGCTGCGGGCTTTTTGAGCGCATGGTCTCCATAAAGTTGTTTGCGCTTTGTTCATTTTCGACCATTTTGATCAGTTCACGGGCGCTCTTTACGGATTCCACCCACCGCCGCAGCTTGTAGCCTTTGCGTGGCTTGCTGGGAATTTCTTCACGAATGGCATGGTACAAGGCGGCAGACATAGTGCTTTCAATCTTATCAATTTCGCTTTTTGGCCAAAGCTGGCTTAGTGTCGAGTTAGCGATTTGCTGGTCATCCATGCCTTCAAGTCGTTCCCGAATACCTTTCGGTTCATCTTTCCGTGCGCCGCCCAGCTTCTCGCCAAAATCTTCAATGGCCTGACTCTGTGCTTGCTTATCAGATTCCGGCTTTTTTGATTGACTAGCTTTTTTGTCTGTCGATTTTGACAGACTACCGCTAAGCGGCTTTTCAGTATCGCCGGCAGCAATCCAGTCCTTAAACTGTTGAATGGTCAGCTCGGTTACCGGGCCGACCTTCCAGCCTTTTTCATAGTTCGCTTTGTATCCGGCAATGGCCTTGGCCTTATCGGTGAAACCAAGCATTACTTTGTGTTCGTCAAAAGAGCCGTCAGCGTTCACTTGGTCAACGATAAAGACCTTTTCGCTTTCGGGATTTTTGCCAAGATAAACGTCGATGTGCTCACCATCGGCGCCTTCGGTTTTTTTCAGGTAGCCATAGTGGTGAGCCATGGTTACCGACCACGCCTTATCATCCGGATCGGTGCCAGAGCGCTGAGAGCCACGCGGATTTTCAATGGCAATATCCAGCCCCTGAACGGTAACGTGGCCCTTCTCGTAGTTGCCCGCCTCGATCTGCGCAGCCGTTGGCTCTGGCTTATCATTCAGCGGCGAAGTGGCGGCCTCGTTTGCAGCTGCATCAATTTCACCTGCAAGGTCATCATTAACATCCAGCGCACCGGTACGCGGTGGTTCAGCCATATTGCCGTTGTTGGCCGCAGCCGCACCTTCAGGAATACGCTGCAGCTCATAGCCGCCGTCTACCTTGGCGATTTCATAGCCCGGGTGTTTTTTCAGGGCGATACGGGCAGCGCCGACATTCTTAAACGGGTTACCGGCAGAATTGCGGATTAGGCCGCCAGAAACAGAAACCCCGGCAGCGGCCGGGGTTTCTTCATCAGTATTTTTTTCAGAAGCTCTTCCAGTATCTGGAGGCTCTACGCTTTTTTCGGCTCCTGATTTTCGCTTTCCGGAACCGGCTGATTTTTCCGCTTCGGCGGATTCTTCTTCCAGCGCTCCACCTGCTGAAAAGCCTTCAATACTTGCGGGTGTAATTTCATTTCCGTTGCTCGCTCGTTCAGTTAGTTCTTCGATAATCATGCCAAGAGCTATCGGATCATGCCCGTATTCTTGCGCTGCTTTGACCAATACTTGATCTGACACTCCGGCATCTTTCGCATTTTGCATGATTTCAGCAAGAGCGCGGCCCATAGAATCTAGGGCATCATCGTCGAAAGATTCCTCCAGAATTTCAGGCTCAAGAATATCCGACAGCTCAACTTGTTTTGCACCTACGGATCTTGCCAGCGGCGTATCTGCATCAACAAATCCAGCTTCCTGCGCTGTCATCTGGCCGCGCATAACCTTTCTGAATTTAAGCACATTTTCGCGCTCAGGCTTCAGATAGTCGCGTGCATAGTCGTTACGTTCGTCTGTGAACACATCAAGCAGATAGCGAACCGCACGCGCCTGCCCTTTGCCAAGATCCTTCCCTGCAAGTGAGCGCCGGACCGCTATCTGAAGCCCTTGTACGCCGAGACGCTTCACATTATCGGGTGCGTTTTGGAACCAATCTGGGTTAAGTGATTTTGTACGGCCTGTAACGCGCCCGGACTTATCAACCATCTGAACAATGCCGCCGCCACGAACAAGCCTGTTTGCCATGTGGTTAAGCTGGTTGCGAAAAGACTCTCGTAGCAAACGGCCATCATCCAACCCCTTTGGCTGCTTGTGCTTTCTGATCTGATCCTGAACATTCTCTGCAAGACGGTCTGCACGCCCGTCATCACTGAAGTCGATTGCATCAGCACCAGGCACAGCTTCATCAGCGAGCTGTAAGGTCTCACTTACTGGAATATCCGGTCGCTGATACGGGATATCGTTGGTTTCTTCAACATCCACCAGTGGTGGCAACTCTGCAACCTCTGCTACTGGCGGAGGAACATCACCCAATACAATGCTCTCAGCATCTGCAGGGATTTCATCAACATCTGCAACCGGCGGGCGAACGCCTGGCTGCTTACCCTGCTGCTCAGTAAAGGCTCGCTCTGTAGCAGCTTTGGCGGCCTTCGCCTCTGCCGTGGTCTCCATGTAATACGGCGCATCAACGCTGGCCGGAATAGCTCGGGCCGGGTCAGGCTCGTAGTCAGCTACTTCCGGCATAAGCGTTTCAATTTCTTCGTAGGTCTCACCATTCTGTGCCTGTGCCGGTACTGGCAACTGTTCGGCACGGCCAACCATTTCGCCAACCGCAACATATTCCGCAGGAAGACCGCCTTTGTACTCTGGTGCTGCTACTTCCATTACGTCGCGATAAATCTTCATGCCGCGCTCACGGAATCGCTGCGCGCCTTCCAGATCACTTTCAGCAACCATATCTGCGGCCATTTCAAAATTGCGCTTGGCTGCTCGCAGGCGTACCGCCTCATCGGTAAAGCCTTGCTCTTCGGCAATTCGGATATCATCGTCAATGCCGCGATACTGGCCGCGCTCGGCTTTAATCTGCGCTAAAGCATCATCCAGACTCATGGTTGGCGCTGGCTGTACCTGAGCCATAACGTCAGGGTTAGTTTGGATTGGCCGCATTACACGGCCTTCTTCGTCAACCTGCTGAACACGGGCCGGAAGTTTATTTTCAGACGGGTTGCCTTTGCTCATGCCGCCCATAACGCCACCAAAGGCACCACCAAGCACACCCTCGTTCAGTGCATTGGTCATAACCCCTTCCATCGGGTCCCGGTCAGGATCAACGTCCTGCTCGATCATGGCGGTATTCAGGGCGTACTGCTCCATACCGCCCTGTCCCATTTCCGTAGCACCTTGCGCCAAAAACTGCTGACCAGCGTTGCTTAACCGACTGCCGGTACCCACACCACGCAAAATGCGGTCAATGAAATAGCCGCCTGCAGCATCCAGCACCAGATTGGTGGTAATCAGCATAGGGTCACGCTGAACAGCGCTGGACACTTCATCGGCAACCATCTTTTTAGCAAGGTCGCGGCGCTGGCCAACGTCCATATCCGGGTGCGTATCTACCATGCTCCAATAAGCGCGGCTGAATGCTGGTGACTGGTCCAGCTCAGCATCTGACATTTCCAGTACGGATTCCCGTGCCTGATTACCAATCATACCTCCGGCAATACCGGCACCAGCCAGAGACTGACCGGCAGTGCCAAAGGTGGCTTTGGTCACGTTCTGCGCGTAATGCTTAATGGCTTCTTCAGTCATGCCGCGACCAGCAGCGTGCTTCGCTGCCGCCTTCGCAACAACCTTCCCGGCAACCTTTGCGCCCAGCGTACCAATGCCATAACCAAGCGGAATCTGTGCGCCCATCTGGCCTACCAGCGTCATAAACTGCAGCCCCATGGCCCGCGGGTCAGTCCAGGCATCACCAAAGCCCATGCTGCCATTTTCATCTTCGGTAAAGAACTGCTTTTGCATCGCAGCCTGGCCGGTATCGCTCATTTGGCTGATTTGATCTTTTGCCAGATTGTTCAGTGCCTGACTGGCATTGCCCAGGGTTTCGCTGCCAGTAATCTGATGCGCGGTTTCAGCCAAGCCACCGGCCGCCTGCGCCGCACCCATCTGAATGGCATCAACAGCATCGCCAAAGAATCCCTGGTTGCTTTCAGGTGCCGGCATCGGTTCGGCGCTCACGGCTGGCCGGTAGGCACCGGGCGAACCCTGCTGAAAGGCAAGGTCATATAGGCTTGGTCGCTGATTCATCCGCTCGCCGCGCTCGCGGGCATTTTGCTGGCGCCGGGCAATAGCGCTCTCGCGGTCCAGATCATTCAGACCGACAGTCGTATTCTGAGTCATCTTAATTTTGAGCCTTTTTGATTAAAGACCGGCCAGATCAGCCGAGTGCGACGAGGAGTTGTTGGCAGCCATAAGCTGCGCCATTTCTTTTACGTATTCCGCTGCCTTCAAAGAATCAGAGCCTGCTGCGATCATCTGCTGCAGCTGCTCAATTCGCTGCTGACGTCGCTCCTGCGGCGTCGAAGGCACCCGAGGCGCAGAGGCTGCAACAGTGTTTTCACCTCGAAGTTTGTTAGCCTCGTCCTGAAATTTCGCACGGGCATTGTCCGGATAGTTTGGGTCTGAGGCTTTTGCTTCAAGCTCCTGAATTTGTGCGGTAACGCGGCGATCAATCTGGTTTGGCATGGGCGGTTGAGCGGTCTGAGCAATTTGCTGTTCAACCTGCTGCAAGCCCGGACGACCAAAGACTTCCGGATTGGCGGTTATGGCATTATCAATGCCGACCTCTGCTCGCTGGCGCGCCTCGATTCCAGCCATCACCTGCGCCACATCTTCATGTGTTAATTCGCTGTAGTCACCCGCCTGGCGTTTCAGTTGGTGCGCCTGCAATACAACTTCCGGCGGCACACCCCACTTAATCGCAATATCACGATCCACCTCAGCTGCTGCAGCGGCGCGTTCTTCCGGTGTTGTAAAATTGGCACTGGTGCGGATCTCTTGTTGCATCTTCAGGTAGCCATCAACGTCAAACTCAGCAACTTTTCCACCGCGTCCAGACCCTGAGCCGGAGCCGCCGCGATCATTGTTTACAGAAGCGCCACCCAGCCAGTGTGAAAACTTGGCATCTGATTTACGGATAGCTGCCGCCCGCTTGGTGCCGGTGGCTTCATCGTAAATATCGCGCACCTCGTAGCCATCGCCCTGCTCTTGCCTGCCCAGCACAATCTCGCGCAGAGCCGCAGCAAATGCCTTTGGATCATTCTTATGCCGCTGCAGGTTGTACGCCATATTGGCCCGGTGCAAAGCAGCCTCATGCCACTCATTTATTTTCTGGTCATTAATCGTATAAATATCATCGTCAGGATCACCCGTACCATTCCTGGTGAGTGGCGCGGTATATTTCGTTCCGTCACTTTTAGTAACCTCTAAAATCGGAACCATACGAACATCTTCAACGCCATCACCGTCAGCATCCTTTCCCGTAGGTAACTCTTTTGCACCAATAATGCGCCGGGCCATTCCGTCTGTTTTTGTACGCGCTGCGAGATCATCTTTCAGCATTAAATTAATACCGTCCAAGGCGCGCTCATCCCATTTATTTTCAGAGACGGCGCGATGCATGAGCGTTCCGGCCTGCATCATTTCTTCCCGCTGCTCATCAGATTCCAGTTTATTAATACCAAGGCCGCTGTATTTCTTCCAAAACTCCTGATCTGGCGCCTTGCCAGATTCTGCGAGCGCGCGAGTATCACGATCAAAATCAACCAGCAGCTGCTTATTCGCACGGTCTTCTTTTTCCATGCCAAACTTTTCTTTTTGCATGGAAAACTGCTCATCAGCACGATCATTCGCCCGCTGCTGCTGCTGCATGCCATTCACAAATGAAGCGCCCTGCATCAGACCGCCCATAAAATTCATTGTGCTTAATCCGCCACTCATGGGATCACCCTATAAAAACTTGTATGTCAGATAACCAACGCCAGCGCCAGCGACAGCCCCTACCGGCCCGCCAACCATAAAGCCTGCGCCAGCCCCCATGGCGATAGCGTTTTTACGTGAAGCATCATCCGCCTGCTTGATCTCTTGCCACGCCTGCTTTCGCTGCCCTTCCATTGCTGCGGCGTGCTCTAACCCCTGATTTGCGCTGCTATCCAAATCACGCTGAATATCCACCAATCCGTATGACATGATTAACCTCCCGCTTTTGGCAGCATGGAACCTGCGAGAAGTGCGTTTTCGCGGTCGGTGGCTGCAAGTCGTGCATTGTTTTCAGCATCGATTAATGCTGCCGTTTTATTTCGGCTCATATCCGAAGCCCTGTCCGTTTTCTGCATATCGCTCAGACCAATCCCCATGCCGGTGTCGCGCATTTGTTGTGACTGCTGCGCCAGATTAAACCCGCGATCAACCCCTTCTCGTGCCTGGTCAACCGCTCTTTCGGTATATTCACCACTGGTAATGGTGTCGGCGTAATTCAGGATGTAAGGCATGTCGTTTTTTTCAAACTCATCCCACTTGCGGCGCTTGATCTCGGCATTAATTGCGTCGTATGACTTGCCTGCCATGCTGTCGCCGATTAGTACACCATCTTTTTGCAGCTGAGCTTTTCGGTCTGCTATCCGCTGATCCTGACCCGGAATATCAGATAGGCCAGCTGATGATTCATTGGAAGGAATCGAGACGCCGCCTTTGTTTTTTTTCTTGGTTTTAACGAACATTGACATAACTACTCCGGCTTAGGCTTTCGATTCATGTAGGCTTGTCCGGCCATGCCAGCCGCTGTACCCAATGCGGCACTGGTTGCTGCCTTGCTGTTAAATTTATCGAAGGCTTTTTGCGCTGCCAGTTGATTTGCCCCTTGGGCAATATCCTGCAAACCGGCCACGGCTTTTGTTTTCTCACCCATAGCCATGGCAATGCGGTTGTTCTGACCTTCAAGATGGGCGGAGTCCAAAGCAAATTCCGACTCGGCCTGCGCATTACCAACCGCTTGCCCCGTCGCATCCTGAACCGCAGTCATCGTGCTGGAAGAGCGCCCTGAGCTGGGATCAACACCAACCTGGGCCAGACCTGTCTGCACCTGTCCGGCCAAATCATTACTTTGATTCTGAGCGTCAATGTTTGCCCGGCCCGATACCGCATCCTGCATCTGCTCTGAGCCCAGTTGTTCCACTCGATTTGCGTATTCGTCTTTAACGAAATCCATTTGACGAGCAAAGTCATATTCTTTGACTGCAACGTCCGCAGCCGCTTTTTCTGATGAAGATTCACCTGGCTTTTCAGGCCCCTTGCCAAGACCGAGGCGCTCAGACGCTTCATTGGCCATGCCGTAGGTACCCATCGTCGAAATATTCAACAAGCCCTCCTTGGTTGTCGGGTCTATCTGACTTAGGCCTTTTGAAACCGATTTTCCGACTTTCTTTACGGCTTTCTTAGCCTTACCCATTGCGCACCTCTTCAGTCTTTACCATTGCAGCAACGGTATTCCCCACAAGCCATTGATCACGGTATTCGCCGCCGATCACTTTGCTTTCTTTTTCCAAACCTTCATCAATCATGCCGTTAATCTTGGCAAAGTGATAAACCTCTGGGAAACACACTGGAATGCGTGCCTGCAGTTTGTGAATGCTCGGCAGCTCTTCATGAATCAGTGACAGGCATTGCCGCCATGAAACGTACTTATGCTGGCGGTAGCCAGGCAAGATTTGAGCGTGAATGTCCAGCGTGGTACTGGTAAGAGGGCAAAGCCACCACACGCCGATAAGTTCCAGCGTATCCCTTGTTTCTTCAATGGTGCCGACAAATAAATCGTCATCAGCGGCGCAAACATCGTCAGGTTCAATACCATCCTCGCCAATCCGTTTCAGGATTTCAGGGTGAAGCAGCACGTTCTTTGCCAACTCAAAGGTGATAAATCGTGAAGTAATCATAGGGATTCAGGCAATAAAAAAGCCCAGACGGAAAACCGGCTGGGCTTGATTGAAATTTGGGCATTTTGGAAAAAATACCATGTAGCGTGCACACGGGCAAGAATCAGATGATTTCTACCCACGCGCCATTTTGGCGGGCGTAAATTTTCCCATCGCTTGGTGCGTCAGGAATAATTGAAAGGTTTCCGATCTGAGTGTCGGTGTAGGAATTGGCAGCCTGAACGGCTGCTGCTTCCCGGTCGTCGGTGTAACCCTTAGCGGCGGTCAGCACCTGATTGGCTGGCGCACTGGTTGCAGAAAGTCCGGCAGAGAATGGCCCGGTGTTGGCACCCAGCGACACATCGACGACGTGTCGCATAAAGTAGGTCCACTGCTGGCCATTTCCGGCCTCATAGTCGACAAACGAATTACCGCCAGTGAAACCAATTTGGGCAGCATCCTGCAATAACTCCGTAGCCGATCGCCATACTTCGGTTTTACCGTGACCACTGTAAGCGGGCATAGCCCAGTGGATAACAATGCCATCCTGTATCACAACAGCAGTTACTGCTGAAGGTCGCCCTGGAATTACCTGACTCCCGCCTTGGCCGGGTGAGGTGTTGTCACCGCCCCCCGAAACTGCGGGCAATACACCACCGCTGGAAATCATCTGCTGAACTTCGGATATCGTCGGCTTGCGATCATTTTTATTCCCGCGTACCCCTTCGGAAACTTCCAGCGCCTCAATAACTTTTTCCAAAGCCTTGGGATCTTTCGGATTGATCGACTGCACCCGCCTACGGTTTGTCATAGCAGCTCACCCATTGAGCTGGCTAAAGCCAGAGCATTTACCCGTCCGGCACACTCAACCTGCATGGTTAAACGACGCGGGCGGCCCGCTGGCAGCCGAAAGCCTTTATCTGTGTCCACCGTAGTGGCAAAGGCATAGTTGTCGCCTGTAAGCGTCATGGTGGCGCTGGCGTCTGCATCAATACGGCCGGCACTCATGACCACGGACGCGCTTAATACAAACTCGCGGGATTTCCATATCATCGTTTTATTGTCACCGGAATCAAAAACCTGAATGCTGCGCGTGTTGTTGCCGTGGCGGATCAGTAAGTACAACCGATCATCATCAGCCTGGTAATGGCCGTTCAATACTGTGTCGCTCGGGTCGCCGCTCAGCTGCAGCGGGAAGACACCATTGTCCAGGTTGAAAATAAACGATTTAACCGCACCAAAGCACAGGTATTGGCCCCGGTAACGGAATGCCCTGAACGTGGCGGGCTGCAATGCAAGCCACTGCTGTCGGCTGAAAAATTGCTGACTCACCAGCTGCATACCGGAAGGCCCAGCCATCATCAGCCCTTCACTGGTCGGATACAGGGAATAGTCACCCATATCAACATGGCCGCGACGACTCAGGCATGAGGCCCGAACGTCAAGCCGGGTCTGGCTCATGGCGGCAGGATGAGCCCCAGATACCACCCAAGGGTTACCGGTTGTGGTTACAACCAGCGAACCAGCAACGGTAGCCAGACTCACAATGTCGTCAGGGAAAGCCAGCTGATAATCCAGCGGCCAGGCGTGCGGATAATACGGTTCACTGAAGCACAGCGTGTTGCCGAAAAATCCGGCCATAAAGCCATTGCCTACAGTAACGAGCCCCTTCATATCCGCAGGCGGATGGTTCCAGCTTTCAGAATTGCACGGAGCGCCAAGCGCATTGCTATTCACGCTGTCGTTATAAGTCGTGGTGCCGGCCGCAATTTCAGCCACAAAGTTAAACACCCCGCCGCCCTCGCTGCGATAAATACGGCGTGTTGTCGCCCGGCTGTCATTACTGGCACCCAACGTCACGGGTATTATTGCGCCATCCCAACGGTTAATAATTTGTGTTGTATCAGAAGGCTCTGATTCTTCGCCCCGGGCAGTAACCGCCGTCACATAGTAAGCGCAACGCAATACTTGAGAATCGGGGTTTGTTGGTTCTGCAGTTTCCCAGCTGGCCGGGACAGAAGGCGTAGGAGGTTTGTTAATTCCAAGGTTTGCCGTCGTTAAAGTGCTGCCGGATAAAAACGCCACCTGCGGCGCCAGCGCATTGCCAGCCATGTAAACCCGCTTCCAGGCATCATTGGCAATTGGCCCGCGTATGAAATCGGCATCATCCGTGCGGGTCAGTACCTTGGTTTTGTCAAACGGGTAAATCGCCCAGGAATTGACGGTTGTGACTGGCGCAGAAAACCCACTGACCAGCAGGTCACGAATAGGCACCAGCGAGCCGCCTTCCATTCGGGCGTTGTAGGTTTCGCTCGCGTAATTCTCCGGCAGCAGCTGCGGCGCCACCACCGGCATTTCACCGGCAAACTGAGTAATGCTCAGCTTCATAATGCGTTATCCCTGTAATCCACCTGATAACCATACCGGTGGTTGATACCGGCCTGAATAATTACCGGGTCAGTCACGCCAGAAAAAAAAGGCCCATGAACCACAGCAAAGCGTTCGGAATACTGGCGCAGATAAAGCCCGCCGTTTTTGAAATACCACAGAAATACATCGGTGCTGGTCGGATCGTCTTTATTCTCGACCGTCAGCACCATATCCTGAACATCGGTATCCAAATCCAGAAGCTGCGGCAATCCGGTGTCAGGATTGCGCCACCATACGCCCATAGCTCTATCCGGGCGCAAATACCCGATAATCACAAAGCCAGTCGGCGCAAATTCCAGACTGATTTTTTTAATGCCACCCACCAGTGCCAGCAAATAGCGCGGACTGCCGTCCCATACATCGTTAGGCATTTTTTTCTGCAGGTAGGTACCGCCGCCGGATTCAAGATAAGCCACCCAGCCAGCGCCGTAATTGCCCCGACTCATGTCCGGCGAACTGTTGCCAGAGCCAATATCCCATGGGCCAAAGGCAAAGGATTTATGTTCATGCGGCCAGTCAACGGCTGGCAGAAAGCGTGGCGGCCTGATTAGCTCACCGCGACGGGCGTCAGCGGAAAATGGCGGAATCATGGCAGGCGGCCCCAGGTTATTTCTAACTGAACAGTAAGATCATAATTTGCAGGTAATGTGAGTCTCGTAGCATTTTTAGGGACTCTGAAATGAAATGGATCGTTATACCTGGCCATTTTAAACAGCAATCTATCTGTCCAACCAGTTGATGCAGGCGCACCCAGAATTCTATCAGAAGTTGCTGCTGGCACATTAAAAGTAGATATTACCTTTCTATTCGGTATATCAAGAGACTTTGAGCCATAACTTCCAGCGCTGGAACCATTACTAAAATATACAGCATAAGCTTGGCCTTGGTTGCTCCCGCCATACTCAGAATACCTCACAAAAGCTTCAATCAGAGATTGGGTTACAACTTGATCTCCAATACTGTATTCATACTCAATAATTCCGTGTGGTGTCGAAACACTTCCTGAAAAGATTGCTTTGGGAATCTTGAAATAAAGAGAATATGTAAACCTAAGTGTTTGCCCTTCTCCTACGCTTATCGAGGCGGGGTTTCCATTTGTATCTTTTATCAATGCTCTTGTAATCAATGTTCCAGTAGAGTTGTTTAGCCGCACACCAAGCTCTGAAATTTCATTGTTTATAATATTGGTAAAATCTGTAGTTGATCTCAGGCTGATTAAAAAATTATCTGTACTGTCTTGGTATGTACCAACAGACCACCCACCCATATAAGTTCCGGCCACCTGATTCCCTAGATCAGTATCGGTTACAGATGGAGGTGTAACAACCCCAGACCCTAGACACAGAAATGTGGTTTGATTTGGGAGTGGCCTTGGGATATCAAGATATGAATCCAAAATTAAATTAGTCTGCTCAGGCACATCAACAACGATATCCCCAGTAACATCATCAATTACCTGATACGCATACGCACCCTTAATGCCAATTTGGTTTTGGGTATTTATTTCATTCATTGGTTATACCTGATTGCTGGTTACGCTCAGAACAGCGGCACCCGTCACGGAAATAAAGCCCTGTTCGTCTGATTGTTCGACGTTGGAATCCCTTACGATCAGGGTTTCCATGCTGCTAGCGGAAAGCACGTTGGCCCCGGTTACGGAAATAAAGCCCTGTTCGTCTGATTGTTCGACGTTGGAATCCCTTACGATCAAAGCCGCCTCTGACGCTACCGAAAGCACAGCCGCACCAATGACCGTTGGGCATATTTCTTCCGGCGGTATCGGGTCTGGGTCATTGCCTACGTCAGAGCCTAAATTCCCCCACATATCCATCACAATCAGCGTGGCAAACATGGAGAAGTCACCCAGTGTTGCACCGGTAATGGACAGCCCTTGCATGGTCGGGTCTTCGTCAATTCGCCAGATGGTTTTGGCCATAGCGAACTGCTGCAGGCTTGTTTCAAATTCCAACCCATTATCGGCGCCAATGTGCCAGGGGTAGGTATTCCATGGTGCCGCTTCGGTATCAAAGGGGTTGTGCTGGTACAGCTCGCCCATCAATACGAAATTCGCAATCATGCACGGTCCCAACTAAATGACAGCGTAAAGCCAATGTCGTTATTGGCTGGATTTATAAGTGGAGTTTCCAACTCAATAACCGGCAAATTCTTTTCGTTGCTGGCCGCCTGAAATCCGGTAATTGTTCGGTTTAATTCAGTCGCGGAAAAATTCACTGTGGCCGTTGCAGATTGTGTTGCCACTTCATAGAGCCAACTGAATACGTTCGCCACCACGCTGCTTCCGTCGCTGAAATTGGCACGCAGCCCGACGCCGGCAAAGGGGTTATTAAACCGGCCAGCCAGAATGCCAGCAGGGGCGGTTAATTCATCGTGCGGCTTAATGGTGAAAGCGCTGCTGCCGTAGGGCGTGGTAACAGTACCGGTGGTCATTACGTCAGGAATCAGGACGTACACGAAGTACGATATTTTCAACGTCTGGCTTGGCGCTATCGGAATAATGGTGGCCAGTCCGTTGCCGTCGCGCACCAGTGAGCGGCTGCGCACGGAATCGGCATCAGGGCCGCGGAATCCCACCTCTGAGATATTGCCGCTCAGTCCGGTAAACGTCGCGGTTACGCTGCGCTTTGAATACCGGTTCGCGCCCTGCATAAAAATAACAGCGCTGCTGGTGAAACTGGCGCTGGCGCTTGCCAGTTCGTTTTCAAGTGCGGTATCGGTTACCGCTGGTTGCCGCATGCCGGTGCCAACGCACAGAAATCCGCTATTAAACGGATCGCCCAGCGTCAGCGCTGTATCGGTAATCAGGTTGTCGAACTCGCCAGTGTCGGCCAGTAGTTCGGAATTACCGAACACCTGCAGGCGGTATGCGCCCTTAACTGCTTGCATCATAACGGCTGCACGTCTCCGATTAAGTCCCACATGGCCGGCACGCCGCCCTGCTCTGCCCGGATAGCCACCAGCGATACCACGGAGCCATTGCCGCGAAGAATCAGCGTGCCGGGGCTGTTCACAAGCCCACCATTCAGCGGTTGCACCTGGACAGTGCCGTGGCCGTTGTTACGGATCTGAAAGGCGGTACCAGGCACCGGGTCGCTTATCAGAAAGAACGTCACAGTATTCAGGTCATCGTTCACCATGAAATAACTGAAAGCGTCGTCCTCGGTGCCGACGGTCATCGTCGTTGTGCCGGCCTGAACTTCGATAATGCCCACGCCTGTAAGCGCGATACGCGCCCAGTGTCGTGCACGGCCAGCCCAGTAAGCAGCCTGGTCCACCAGCTCTTTGCAGCGCTGCAGGAAGGTCGGCAAATTAAACGGAATCATGGCGCCCCCATAATGTCGGCATGCTTGGCGGACACATCGGCGGCCAGTGCATCCAGATAGGATTTTGTCTCCGGTGCTAGCTCGTCAAACCGAACCATAACGCCAAGGTCAAAGGTCGGATCAAGCGCCGTGGAAAAGCTGAGTTTGATTTCCTGCGGCTGGCTGGCGCTGCCCTGCACCACGGTCGGCACATCCTTCATCAGCACACTGTTGGGAATGTGCGTCTGGTAATACTGCTGCCGGTACTGGTCTGCAGCCTGGATCACCGCAACGGCTAACATCAGCGGTATGCGGTTGCCGGTACCTGTATCCACGGAGAACTCAACCACGGCCGAGGGCGAGGAAAGGGCTGCGGTTTGCTCAGCAGTCAGCGTAACCGATACCTGACCTTGTGCGCCGCTCACGGCGTCAGCAACGGCCGACACCAGCAGCAGGTCACCCAGGCGCGAACGGCTGCGCCCAATGCCAACGTGCAGGGTCCAGCCGGTGCAATCAATGGCGGCTTCAGTATCAGCATTCAAAAAGGTGACCCGCAGCGCTTTTGGCTCGCCGCGTACAATCGGATCAATGGTGATCATTATTTATTCGCCGGATTATTCGGTGATATTCGGGAAGTGTTCTGCAGTTTTATCCCCAGCGCGTTATAAGCGCTCTGCAGGTACGTCTGTGAGCGCGTAAAATTACCGGCGTCATCTGCGTCTTTATCGTAGGCACGGTGCAGGACGTAATTCATCAGCGCCGGGTAATAGCGGTCATTCACTCGAAGCAGTGTTTCGTTATCTTCATATTCTTTCGGTAAGTGTTTCTTGGGTTCCAGTGCACAGACCAGCTCAATCAGCGAGCCAGCAGTTGCGGGCGGATACACATAAAAGCGCTTCGGATCGCGGTCGTCGTACAGGAAAAACTCCTGCTGGTTGGTTGGTGTTTCCGCCATCCAATTAGGGCGAACAGAACTCAAAACGGCAATGTCGCTTGGCATAATCGGCAGCTGCCGCCCTTCCAAATTGCGTGTCACGTTAATCAGGCGCACCGCATATACCGGAAGCTCCTGACGCACACCGGTAGCGCACTCAAACTCGGAGTTATCGGCAAAGGCTTCCGGCTCCTGCTCTGCAAGAAATCGGTACGCATCATTCAAATATTCGACCAGCTCGTCATTGGTCCAGCGCACACCTTCGGTTTGGGTTTCCTGCAGTGTTCGCCGGACGGTCTGGATCAGTTCGCGTACACGGGTTGCCATCGTCAGACTCCATAAACTGACCGGCTGTATTCAGCCCGGCCAGTTCGTGATACGGAAAATTGATTGCGAACGTCGGCAGCAATGCGCAAACAGTCGCGCTCGTATTCGTCCTGGTAATAGCCTGCCATCTGCGGATTGCTCCATGGTTTTTCCGGCATCAGCATCAGCCTGCGCTTAACACCGGTTGAAATGGTTTCTGCCCAGCGGTTAAGCAGGTCAGCCGGTGCAGCCTGTGCGGTTGGCATCGGTTTCAGCAGTACGGTTACCCGGCAATTGCCGGACTGGCCGTTGGTGAATGTAATCCGGCCCGGTGCGTCGGCAATGTAGTTGCCTGGCAGTTGTAGGCTGTTATTCAGCTGAACCATTTGCACGCCGACAACCAGCGTATCCGGGTGCGGCGACACCAGATCGTAGTCGGCAACGTCAGCCGTTATGGTCAGATCAATGTGCTCACGGAAGCAGTGCGTGGCCTCGCAGAATTGCGAAAAAACCAGCGCTGCCGTTTCCGTGATGGTTGCGCGCGGGCAACCGGATAATTCCGGCTGCGCCAGCTGTTGCACCAGACTGAAGTCGGAAAAATCCAGGTGCAGCATAATGCTTACTCGCCACCCAGCGCTTTAAACGCTGCGTTCACTTCGGCCACGGTAACGTCCATGCCTTCCGGCAGCAGTGCGCGCACCGCTTCAATACGCGGCTTGCCCTTTTCGGTGTAGTGCTCAGGGCTGGCCTGATCCAGATTCAGAATGGCCTTTTGCAGCGCGTCCATTTTTGCATCGTCGGCGGCATCTGGTTCTGCCTGCGGTGCAGGTGCAGATTCAGGCTCAGCAGCTGGCGCCGGCTTTTCTTCGGCAGCTTTGGCAATTTGTTCCGCAATGGCCGGCAATTCTTCGGCCTTACACCACACGGTCTTATGGCGCAGCAGCAGAGACGCGGCACGTGCATCGACCACCTGCACATCACCAAAGCCAAACCATTCCACGCCGGTGCGGGCGATGGTGTCCTTCTTAACTTCTTTGTTGCCGATATAGGCGACGCGAACCTGGCCTACCAGCTCGTCATACGTTTTCTCTGCCATGGGGCTTAACCTCTGTCATTCAAAAAAAAGCCCGGCGCATGGCCGGGCAAATGCTGGTGAATTGCCTTCCGGCAAATTAGTTAGGACCGCGGTAAATGTACTCAGGCACCACGGTTACCTTGCCGGTGGCAGCAGCACCTGTTGCCTTAACAGTTACCATCACCGGCTTTTCAAAGGTGATGGGCACACCTGCATAGCTGACAGTGCCAGCAGCTGCTGAATCAGCATCAGTAGCAAACAGGTCATCGTCATCGGTGCCGTCGGCAGCGTCAAAGTAGGCAACGCCCACCTTGTAGCCCGTGCCAGCCCCCAGCGCAGCGTTATGAGCAGCCAGACCGGTTACGGTCGTGCCTGCCTCCAGACGCAGCACCGCGATAGTGGTATTGGCAGCGTCACCAGCAAATTCAGCAGCGCCAATGGCTTTGCTCAGGTTACCGTGGGTGCCGTTATAAACTGCAGCCCGCAGGCTGCTTGCGTGTTTCATGGTCATGCTTCTTACCTTGGGCGGCCATTGCCGCCCTGCTTGAGTTTAATCAGACGGTTCCGGTCGATCAGGAAACGGCGGTATCAACCACCATTACACCGTGGTCGTTCACGCGGCCATTCTTGTCAGCAAAGCGGATTTTCTTCTTGCCATCCATCCAGCGGATCGCAATTTCTTTGCTGTTGCCGTGGTCGGTTTCTTCTTCAGTCATGCCGATATAGCCGGCGTCTGAACCGTCCTGCTTGCCCACGTTACCGAAGCCGTGTGCCAGCGCTTGCGCGCCCAGCAGAATGCCGCGGTGCATTTTCACGCCGGTGGTAGCCTGAGTTACTGTGGCCGCTTTGTTGTTCTGAGAAACATCAACAGTGGCACCAACATCAAATTCCACAAAGCGCTTCATCTTCTTAATCAAGATGCCTTCCCACATAAAGCACTCGCCCTGGAACAGCGGGTGGTTCCAACCCTTAACGCGATTATGAGCGTTAGAAATCAGGGTCTGCAGGTCTTTGTGGCTGGTTGTCTGCTTAAAGTCGAACATCTGGCGTGGTGAGACGTACAGGACGTACAGCGGATCAGCATCCACGCCCGGGTCGTTCGCCAGACGGATAGGCTGCAGGCGCATGGTGTCCATCTCGTCGATGGTCAAACGCATTCTTTCCACAACTTCCAGTGTGAATTTATCGGCAGCATCCAGCGTATCCACGGAAGTCGCATCACCGCCGAGGAAGTGGCGATCATAGGTCGGCGGCAATACACCGTTGACCAGAATTTCCGCAAACTCCGGATCGTCAGCCAGCGGTACAATGTCGTCGGCTGACAGGTTGGTACCGCGCGCACCCGCCAGGTGAATCAGCGTGGTTTGATCGGTCAGACGGCCGTAGTAGTTATCGGACGACAACAGGCCGCGGGCAATCTGCTGCAGGTTGTGCTTGGTGCGCTGCTGCGCCATTTTGCCGCCAGCATCGACCATGTGACGGCCCTGCAGGATTTTCAGGCCCATGCTGGCGCTGGTCAGCGCTTCGCCGCGGCCTTCCAGCTTGCGGTCACCCATAGTCGGGCGGCCGGCCAGCTGGTGATAGATATCCACTTCCACTTCGTCGCCGGCGGCTTTGCTCAGGTCGGTAATACGCACAATCGGCGCACCCTTGCTGGTCTGCTTGGACGCTTTGCCGGGGACTGCCTGTGGCGCACCATCGGTCAGCAGGTTGGTGAAGTTGTGGGACCGCACGGCTTCATTAAACAGCGCGGCGTTAAACAGCTTATTACTCTTTACGGTAGTACCCATAATTTTTTACCTCAGGAATTAAAATCCCTGGGCAAACAGCGCATCCAGTTGCGCCGGGCTCATTTTGGCCATGGCATCTTCCAATTGCTCAGGCGTCATATCCTTTAATGCCTCAATATCATTCTTGACACGCACGGGTGCCTGACCTAAATCGCTCAGCGAATCAGGAGCTGCTTGCTCAGTTTTATCGATGATTTGTTTGGCGCGATCAGCCGGGCTTTGCGGCTTTTCGCCAAAGGCTTGTTTGGTCTGTTGAACTACGTGAGCAAAGCGCTCAGTGGTTGGGCGGTTCTTCCAATCCGGGGATTCGCGCAGCTCGTTATCCAGGCGCAACGCTTCCGTCCAGCGGTTGATATCGCCGTCCCGCCACTGCATTAATTCCGGATTGGCATTCAATGCCTGCTGAAGATCGTTATTCGGGTCAACGTCTGCGGCCGGCGCCGCTTGTTCAATCTGCTGAACATTCGACTGCTGCTGGCTAATGAGTTTTTTCATCATTTTGCCGAGCACGCCGTAATCCTCTTCGATTTCAGCCCACTGCTTTTCGGTGATGTCGTCGGGATTGGCGAACATTTCCTCAACGTCAGCACCCTGCTGCTCCAGCTTGGTCTTCACGTTGTTCAGCGCGGATTCCGTTTTCTGATAGCTGGTCTGCAGTTGTTCAATTTCCTGCTGACGCTCGATCAGTTGCTGCTCCAGCTGCTGGCGCTGCTGGCGCTCGTATTCCAGAACTGAATAAGGAATTTCATGCTTGCCGTCTTTCGATTTAACGACCTTCTGCGCGTTGTCATCTTCATCATGGCCGGACGTATCGCCATCGCCTTCACCGTCACCAACGTCATCATTTTTCGCGTCCGGCTTTTCAGCTTTTTCGCTCAATGAAAAACCGTCATCGTCGGCTTTCGCTTCGTCCTGTTCAGCGTAAATGTCGCTTTCACCTGCAGCAGCCAGAGCCTTTTCGATCAGCTCCGGGTCGCCACTTTCCAGCGCCGCGTCAATGTCAAAATCGTTGACTTCATTACTCATTGCTCACACCTTTTGTCAGTTATCGCATGACTGCGTAGGGTTGGTTTTTTGCCTTCTATCGGTCGGGCTACCGTGAAAAACGGGCATAAAAAAACCCGCACTTGGCGGGTTCTTTGTTTTGCATTCTGTTATTGCACCGGGATCATCTGCGGCGGCGGTGGCGGCACTCGGTTATTGCGGGCCATGTCCATTGCCATCTGTGTCTGCTTCACTTTTTCGGTACCGGCTTTCTGTGTTGTCAGGTCAGCGTCTGCGGCCATTTTCTGAATCTTGGCTTTCAGTTCTTCCAGCTCCAACTGCATGGCCGCCAGCTGGGTTTCTTCGGCAACCTGCTGCTTCTGTTGCGCGGCCTGCTGCTCTTGCTGATACTGCTGCAATTCTTCTTCCGTCATGTCGTCTGTATTGACTTCGCCGGTGGCCTTTTGCAGCGCTTTAAGCAGGCGCGCTTTTTTGTCGGTAGGTAAATCCAGCTGCTCGATAACCATATCCATGGCGCCAATCTGAACTTCCTGCGGCAGCTTGCCTATAAAGTCCAGCAGCATTTCCGCCATCTGTGCACGGTATCCAGGCGACTGCTGAATATCGCCCAGCACTACCTGAGTTTTTGCCTGCGCCACGGCGTTGGAGATTTCACCGGTACCGGTTTCCTCGTTCAGCACAACCTCTTTCGGTTTCTGGCCAGGCTGCTGAGGAATGAAAATACTGACGTTGCGCTGCTCTTTCAGCTCTGTGACTTCATACGCAAGCACCAACTCGCCCAGCATCTGCCGTGCAAATCGGTAATTGTCGTTAATATCCGCCAGCGTTGTAGCGCCCTGCTCGACCAGCGAGTTAATCGCCACGCCAGACTGTGCGCCGCCCTCCTTGCCCAGGAATGCGTTGTACACACCAGCAACGTCCTGAATCAGCGTCTTGGCGTCCTGCATTACCTGGAACTGCTGCTGCGCTATCCCTTGATCTGTTTCTACGCGGAACAAGCCGCCTCCCTTGCGACGCGCTGCAGGGTTCAGCTTAATAACGCCGTCCTGCCGGTGAACCTCGTCCTGCAGGCGCTCATCACTCATGTTGCTTGCGTCCTCATCCATGACGATGCGCTTATAGTTCAGATCAGCAGTTAGCTTAATGCGGCGGAAATTAATTTCGTCCTGCGGGCTGAGCATTGCGCGAACCAATCCATACGGAACCTTGGTTTTATCTTCCTGTACCCCGAAAAATGGAACATATGGGTAATGATTGTGCGGATGAGGGCTGGCCATATCAGCAACATGGTGCGGCCCGATGTACCAGCTCAGTCGCAGCTTCGGAATGCTGCGCTTTTCAATCTGAACCTTACCGGTGTTTATCAGAGCAATGTGAAATTTGTTGTTCTCATCGAACTGCGCTGCGTTACCGCGCTCGTCTTTAATGATAATTCCCTGCTCCCAGACTCGGTAATACAGCTCGTACACCTTGATCATGTCGCGGTGCGGTAGCAGCCACTCAGTTTCGTTGCGGCTGCCGTACTGGTATTCGTCGTAAGCCCGGCTTAGCATGTCGCCTTTGAGCATAAACTCGCGCGTATCGAACGCCGCCCACTGGCCAATGCTGTGCTTAATGATTTCTTTGTGCTTCTGGAATGCCGCCTCCAGCTCGTCTTTGTCTACCCAGCGCTGACGAAGCATCCAACGGCAGTCTGATAAATCCGTACTGGCCTTCCAGTCCCAGCTAATTTCATCGCGGTGGATTTCGTGGATGCGATACTCAGGTCCTAGCGGGTCTTTATTCCGCTTCACCTCAACCCATCCAATACCCCCAACGACCTGTGATTTGTAAGCATCAGACGTTGCCCGGTTCGCTTTCGCAATCCGCATAGCCTCGTTCAGTCGTAAATTTAAACCCTCGGCCACTTCTGCGAATTCGTCGTTGTCAGCCTGCACAAACCAATCTGTACGACTGCGCGCCTCCATGCCCAGTACGCCGTTAATGGTCGGGGCCACCAAGTTGGTGGTCAGCACCGGCATATTTCGGCGCTTCAGAGTTTCGATTAGCGCCGGTTCAAGCTGGTTGCCATCGTAATACTGGAAGCAGCGGTCGGCTTCGCCGCGCCATTCCGGCTGATAATCGACTTCTTCCAGAATTTTATGCAGCCGCCGTGTGCCGGTTAAATCATGCTCTGACATTACAGCCCTCTCCAGTCGCCTTCAGTACGCCCGCGGACGGCGGTTTTAACAGGGGGCGTTGTCATAATTTCCACCAGCATCATTATCAGGTAGCGCATAGCGTCCATTAAGTGATCGTTTTCCTTTACGACGTGGCCTTTATCGTCACGCCGGTACAGTGCAAATTCCGCCAGCAGGTTGACCAGCGTGCCGAATACTTTTAACCGGCCAGTGGCCAGCCGTTCGTTTACCGCGAAAATTCCAGCCTCGACAGCATTATCAGCTTTGATAATGTTCAGGCCCTGCAGCTCGTACAGCTCAAATAATTTACTGCCGTCGGTCTGCGCCCTGCCTTTTGATGCTGGGTCAATGGCCCCCAGCATCCAGGCACCGCGCGCTTTAATCGCCGCAGCGTGCTCTGCCGGGGTTACCTGCCCCATGTAATGCTCTGAGTACAGGTAGACAATGTCGTTATCTCGATCCCACGCACCCCACACAACAGCCGTGCGCTTCCAGCCAACGTCAAAACCGTAGCCCTTTGGCCAGTGCTTCGGAATGATGAACGGATTGACCTTGATATCGTCCGGGTCATACGGGTAAATCGCCCCTTCACCCAGCGACGGGTCACCGTTCATCCGCGCTTTCAGCTGGTACGGCTTCAGCTTCAGCGACTTAATCAGCCGCTCCTGCTGTTCTTTACTCAGGTGCGGCGCATGATCCCAGCCCGCTTTAACCATGTATCGCGGGTTACTGGTGTCGGTTAATGCCTGCTCTTTGCAGGACTCCAGGAACGCCAACACCAGTTCAGTCAAACCAGACAGCGGCGTGAACGTGAGAATAAAAATCCCGTTCGTCGTCATCGTCCTGATCAGGGCTTCTTCATAAACCGGATACGGACATTCCTCGTCCATCCAGATGATGTCTTCCTCAGTTCCTTGGAAGATTTTTCGGCCCTGCTCATACGTCCGGAACTTCAGCACCGACCATTCGCCGTTGGCGTGCTTTACCGGCACTTCCTCGTATGCGTCTGGTACGCCCGGCTTCGGCGTCGGTTTGCCCAGCTTGTCGCGGGGAATCATCCCCGTACCCCAAGCGTCTGTGCCGTACTTTCCGCCCAGCAGTTTTTTCTGGATGATGTCCCGCGTGGTCTGGTTGGTATCGCCAGCAGCCAGTGCTCTAACGTTGCGGTCAAACCGCTTACCGTCCCACCACTCCGGATATTCACCGGTCAGGTGCAGCGTTATTTCGTAACCACCGGCCTCTGTCTTACCCACCCGGTTACCGGCCATAAACAGGCGCTCGGAGTGATACGCTCCAGCGGTAAAAAACTCACAGTGCTTGCTGTACAGCTCGCGGCGAAACTCCCCTGTATCGGGAAACATCGACCGCAGCTTGTTGTACTTCTCCCGTCGCTGTCGTTCTTCCAGCAGTGCCAGTAGTTTTAATTTTTCAGCCCGCGGAAGATGATGCAGCGGCGGTAAGTCTCCGCTCGATTTCCGCATTTAATTCCTCGTCGCTCAGCTGTTCAGTCGGTTTTTTTTCTGTAACCGACAGCTCCTGCTTATCTCGCATGTCCGTCACGTTCTTCGCCACAAAGATGGCAAAGGTCTTTTCATAGTTACCCAGCAAACCATTCTGAATGAGAATGTCCTTCTGAATTGTTTCCGCTTTTTTTATAGCGTCGGAAAACTCCGGGTAAGTTTTTTCCCATTCGTGAACCGTATCCCGGCAAACCCCGATTTTCCGGGCAAAGCCTTCTTTTGTTGGGAACTTGCACGGAGTCAAAACTGGATTGCCGTACTTATCCAAAACAGGAACTTCAGAGTCATCTTCATCAGTTTTTGTGGCCGTGGTGAATGGCTCCTGATCGAAGAACTCAATCACTTCTGCGCAGTATTCTGGCTTGTACTTCGTTGGGCGGCCGCCTGCACCAGACTCGGCTGCCTCTACGGCCTTCACCTTCGCCGGGCTGCGCTTTGTCTTACGCTTTGCTTTTTCTTCCGCCATATCAACCACCAATAAAAAAGCCCCGGTGGAGTTCGGGGCTTTGTTTCTGTTTTAAATAACGTCGCTCGCCAGCTATCAGAGTCCGGTACTCTGCGCCAGGCAACGCTCCACCTGTTTGAAGTAGATCAGGAGACTCGCCTGATCTTCGGAATGAAGGACTACCAGCCCCTCATCACTCACGCCCGGCAGGCGCGGAATCACCGGAGGACAGTTTGATTTGCCCACCTGCAGCAATGTCGCTGCATCCGCTGCCGTCTTCATCGTCTCGCACCCGGCCAAACTCATCAGCCCAGCTACCAGAAGGATCAGCATTAATACCCTCAACATCATCACGGAATCGCTCGTCGTTGATGGTTTTAAGAAGCCAGCGGAACAGCCAAATCAATTCCGCCAGCACTTTCATTACTTCACCCAGCCTTTCAGCAAATCGTTGTCGCCGGGCTTTTGCTTCGCTTTGAAAAACTGCATCGCCAGCTTTTCGATAATCGGATACAGCCAGCGTCCCCAGATACCGTCATCACGCGGAGTTGGTGTCAGCGATACAATCAGAGAGAACACCGGCACCAGCGCCCACAGCGTGCCGACCAGCTTCCCTGTAATACCCAACTCACCCCACGCTGAGTACAGATAGCCGATAAAGTCGATGGCATTCTCCGGACCAGCCTCAGCAGCGAGCGCCAGCGCAGAAATAAAAAAGCCGGCCATAACTGCCAGCAGCGTATAAATCAGTTTCATGGTTAGTACCCTCAGTTATCAGTTACTTTCATTGTGCCGCGCCTCCACAACGCGAAACCCTACGAACGGCCAAAGCTCAAATACCGCATTCTGAATGGCCACCTTTACACCCACGTCGTCATTGTCGTTTTCCGCTGATACGGAAACACTTGGGCGGCCAGTAACCGTAAAGCCGTTGTCCATCGTCAGGATTGGAAAGCGCAACACACTGCCCGATTCGATCCGGTGCCGGATAATCTCAACGCTCTTAATGCTGCCGTGCAGCTCATCCAGCGATACGCGACGGGCATTCAGGCCGCGCGCTTCAATCATACCCTCGGTAACAATGTCATCGGCTGAATGCTCAACGATTGACGGCTGCGCCTGGTAGGCACTGAGGAATACCGAAGCCGGCGACCAGCTCACATAGCCGGCATGATCCGGGTGATTCTTCTGGCCGCCATCCAGATACTCAACCAGATAACCGTCATCGGCCGGATTTTCGTCAGCCGGGCATTCCCAGCCGCGATACTTGTTATATTCGCCGCGGGTCATTGGCCGGGCCTGAATGCGCTTGGTGCCGATATACGGGGTCATAGTCATTTGCTGCTTACCTGTTTGAAAAAATCGCCATCCGGGCGTGGGTGAATGGTTTCGTACTCTCCATATTTCCGGGTCCAGATCGTCAGCGGCCCTGGGCGGGTGTCCAGATGCAGCATCGACCACGGCTTGCCATTGCGCTGCGTATCGAAATACAGACCGATACCGGTAAAACCACACTGAATCGCCACGGTCATTGCATAAAACAGGTCGCAATCAGGGAATACATCACCGGCATCACTCAGCCGCTGGTTACCATCAGCGCCGATATAGTGTCGGCTCGTCTCACTACCGTCTGTGCGAATCCAGCCGCCCACCAATGGCGAAGGGAATACCTTTCGGCCCAGTTTGGCGCGGAACAAATCCAAGCGGTGAATGAATGAAGGTTCCATTTTTTCTACGACACCGGACGGAAACTCGCTCAGCATAAAGTGCTCAATACTGCTCCAATCAAGAACCTGATTCACGAGCGGGCCGCCGGAAGATGTCTGCTTTCACGATCCTTCATTACTGCAATTTCCTTTTCGTGCTGATTAATTATCGCTGCATGCTCATCCAGCCGGGTCTGGTGGCGGATATGCGCTTTATCATGGTCACTCAGCTTTGCATTCACCTGTCCGATGATCTTGCCGAACCCGACAAGCTGCATCGCAACAGTGATGGCAAGGCCGATGACAGCGATCAGTGTATTCGGGTCGGCATTTTCAAACATGGGCGAATTCCAAGCACAAAAAAGCCCGGTCAGGGTTAGCTGCCGGGCTTTAGGTAATATTTATCCAGTTTGGTAAAAATCTACATTAACGCGCCATTATCGTCAATAAACAATACCATTTAATTCATTGCCCTGCCCAGTGAACAAGTATTGCTCGCTCCCCTGCAGTCACCGGCAATGAGCGGTGAAGCAACGTGCTGCCCTGGAATAATGTGATTTCCCCCTGCTCTGCGGGCGGAATTGCCGTGCCCGGGAAAACTTCGAAACCGGCCCCGCTGCGATCATTTTGCGCAGTCAGCTCAACGACACTGGTGCACTCGCTATCCCTGTCGTAATGCCAGTTGGTCATTGCTCGCGGTCCAGGCTGATACCGGGCAACTTGAATGCTGTTAATGGTTTCCGGCGATACTCCGAAAATCACGATCCAGATCCTCCGAAGCACCTGGTCATGCAATGCGGAGAATAATTCGTAGGCATCCGGCCGCTTCAGACTCAGCACAATTTCATCCATCTGATAATCAGGATCTTCATCCGGGTTTGGCTGCCAGTCGCCCCAGCTATCACGCATCAACTCAACCAAGCGTGCACACTTCTCAGGGCGAAGATACTTCAGCCGGTAAACCCGGCCACCAGCATACACCTGGAACAGCCGAGTAATTATTTCTGCCCGGCGTAACGCGAAATTTTCAGGTAGTTCGCAATTTTGCACCGACTCCTCCGCTTCATCGGCCAGCTGCTGGATATCCGTCATAGCATCCAATAACGCAGGGTCTAAAAGTGCGGCCAGCGCATCATGGTCATTCCTAAAACGGTATGTCATCGTCAAAATCATCAAAGCTGTTTGTGTGCTGGGCGAACGGTGGCTGCATCGAAGACTGTGCTGGTTGTGCCTGGCCGTCATGATACGCAGGCTGCTGCGCATATTGGGGTGCCTGCTGCGGTGCTTGCTGATAGCCCTGTGATGAACTCATACCCATGGGCTGCCCCATCATTGGTGAAGGCGAATGCTGGTATGCGCCCTGCTGCCCACCAGCTGCCTGGCGGCCATCCAGCATCATCATATCGTTGGCGATGATTTCAGTGGTGTAACGCTTAACACCGTCTTTTTCCCACTCACGGGTACGCAGCTTACCTTCGAAATAAGCTTTTGAGCCTTTCTTCAGATACTGCTGAATGATTTCCGCCAGCTTGCCGTACACGGTGATACGATGAAACTCAGTCTGCTCCACCTTCTGCCCGGTGGTTTTGTCGTTGTAACTCTCGTCGGTTGCTAGACTGACGTTAGCCACAGCGTTGCCGCTGGGCATATACCGTACTTCCGGGTCGCGGCACAAATTGCCAATAACCATAACCTTATTTAACGACCTACCCATTTAAGTGCCTCCAGACTTTGCGCCTTGCAATAAGTGAAACTGTTGTTTTGTCTATTCCGAAAACGTCTGCAATTTCCCGCAACTTAGTGCCTGAATCCCTCATTGCTCGGATTTGCATGACTTGATGCTCTTTTAATTTGGAATTGCCACTCTTTTCACCTCGAACCAGACGCGAGTGCCTGCCTCCGATAGAAAGCCTATTTTTACGCATTGCATCCTGCATATTTTCTAATCGCGTCCCTCTGAATAAGTGCTCAGGGTTGCAACACCTCCTGTTGTCGCACTTGTGGCAAATGTCGGAATCACCGAAGTCCAGAAAAACAGAATTGAATGCCATATAGGAAAGCCGGTGTGCGTAGTAGCTCTTTTGCTTGTATGTGACCCGTGCATATCCATTTGGCCTTAACTTTAGGTTCCACTCCCAGCACCCAGAATCACTAATGGTTACCCGCCCAAGAATTACCGCTCTGGCGGCCTCAAAATCCAGGCTCATACAGCCTCCCGCTTCTGCTCTTCCAATTTTTGAAAATATTCCCCACACCACTTATCCAGCGGCTTCAGTGCTGCATCATCCACGATGCGGATTTCATTGATGATCAACTGCCACACCGGCCCGTAATCACGAGAGTACCGGTGCGTTTCTATCCGGTTGCCACGACTGGCCATCATTTTTCCAACGTCATCAGCGCGTGCCGACATTGATCCCGGCGTACCGCCCTGAATTGCCGGGCTGATCGCTTCCCAGTAGTGGCAAATAGCGCAGTAAATTAAATCGCGGATCTTGGATTTTTTTTCCGGAGCCATATTCGGAAACTGACTATCTATTTTCCGTATGCAAACCCGGTAAAGATGGTTACGGATCTGCATCAGTTCGGATTCGCTCATTTCACCGACCGGCATATACAGCACATTGCCGAGGGCGCGAGCATGAAACGGCAGCTGCATAATCAGGCTGCGTATGTGCTGGCGCTGTTGAGTGATCCAGATCGAAGCATCATTGCTACTGTATCCGCCGAAGTCGGTACTGCCTGCTTTGGTTTTCTTCCAGTCTCCGGACAAGCCTGACGGCCGAGACAAAATACCCAGCTTCGCGGTTTCTGCTGCGGATGACATAACCGAATCAGCACCACTGTAATAACACCAGTGCCAAAGGTTGCGGGGATTTAACGGGCGCGGCAGAGCGTTACGCATACTCGATGTCCTCATGTTGACCTTTTTGCAGCTCCCTCCGCTTTATCCGATACTCTGCAGCAATGGCCTGCAGGTCCTCGATGCTGTGCTTCTTCGGTACGTGCGGCCCTTCCAGCCACTCGACCTTTTCCAATCCGATCCGCTTCACCAGCTCAGCGCGGTACGCCGCGGCAACCTGGTGATTTTTACGGGTGTAATTGCCGGAACCGCCGTTGCAGGATTTGCATTGCCGGTGCGCGTTCAGAGGTTCAAACCGTAATTCCGGGTGGCTGCCAACGCTCAGATAGTGGCCACAGTCCCAGGCACCGCCGGGCTTCCATCCCTCTGACTGATTAACCTCGGCCTCACTCCGATCACAGGAAACACACGGCAAACCGCTGTCACGGTCACGGATATAACCGTTAAACGCCTCTTGGGCTTTTTTCATCCAGTGCCGTTTGTCTGTACTTAGCAGGACCTTTTTTCTCTCGGCGGTTTTAACCTTGTACGCCTTTTCCCGCTGCGCCGGCTGCTGCGCGAACGCGAGCGCGTGCGCAACCGTGCAGAATGTACCGGCTGGAAATGTCACCCACTCAGAGGTGTATGCGCGGCAGTGCTTACACCGCTTTTTACTGTTCGCCACCGGTCATAGTGTCCGATCCAGCGTTGAGCCGTTCATGGCCCTGTGAAGTGTCGCCGCCGTTCATGCGGTCGCCGGCAGTGCCGGTGGTTTCGTGGTGGTACATGCCGTTTTGGCCTATCAGATCAATGTGCTGTTCGTCGTCAGGCCATTGCTCACATTCGCTCATGCCGCCCTCCGGTTACTGGCGATATACGCCCGCTCAGCTGCGGCAATTTCTTCAGCCGATGCCGGCCACCGCACTCCGTACTCAATGCCTTTGGCATACAGGTATTCGATAAACGCGGCGCTTTCCTCCCGGCTCAGTGCTGCAGTGCTGGCGCGGACGGTTATCATCATGCCGCTGTTATCCAGCACAGGAACTACACGCCCCGGGTTCGCCAGCGACTCGCCCATCGCCGCGCGCTCTTGGGCAAAGTCATGCACCAGCAGCGCTTTCCAGCAATCTTCGTCATACCGGTGCTGGTAGCCTTGTCCGAAAAGACGGATCACGTTTTCACCCTCCCCGACTGTTCTGCAAAACGTGACCTGACGGGCAAACTCCCGAAACATCGCGTGATACTTTTTCTCCTGCTCCCGACTACGGTTTGGCCGGCGGATCAGCACGGCGACCGGTCCACCCGTCAGTAGCTCGATGACCAGGGCCTTAATGGCTCCCATAGCCTGCCGGGCGTTGGTCTGGTCGAATACGAATTCGCGAGCCATTAGGCAGCATCCTGCTGACGCTGACGCAGTATTTCACGGTATTCAGCAGCGACTGCCTGCAGGTAAGAATTAGCAGCCTTGCGTCCGTTCTGGCTCTGCTTTCCAATCATGTAGCGGCGGTCGTACTCCTCCGCGACCTCAGCCTGCTTTTCCGTTGGAATAACGGCCATGCGCTTCATGATCCAGTCTTTGTCTGATTCTTGCCGGTTTCGGTAGTGATAAAACTTCGGCATTACCACGACAGGTTCAGGCTTTGGTGGATACCGGCGATATTGGTTTCTCATGCAGCCACCCCGTCGATTGCCTCACTGGCTTCAGGCAACGCACTCAGGTCACTACCGATTTCCATGAGCACTTCGGCAATGTCATCGCTCATGAGTTTGGCCAGCTGCTCCAGCACCTCCAGTTTCAGGGCCTTATCAGTCAGCTCTGGTGCTGCCGGCTGACTCAAGCGCCGATCCAGATCCTGCAGAGCAATGCGGATGGATGACGGGCGATCCATAAGGCGATCAGAAGGCGCGCGAGTCGTTGTTGTGGCCAGACTCTTTTCAGGGCCTGATTTTTTATGGTCTGTTTTTTTCTCTGCCTTTTCTGATTTTGCGATCACGTCGTACAGGCCGCCCCGGAAAGTAACGTCCTCGTCCTCAATCAAAATTTTTAAATCCTGCACCACAAAATCAGGATTCATTTTCAAAGCCTTTGCAATCTGCTGGTGAGTTGCCGGGCCGTGCTCGTTCAAATAATTCAGGATTTCATTGCTCATGCCGATCTTCTCCGCTGATCATCGGGTTGGTTTAATTAAGCTGTGCCAGAATTGCGCCCATGTTTTGCCGTGCACGACCACGTTCAGTTGGTTTCACAGGTAGCGCACGATCAGAGTTATAAATCGGCTGATCGAATGGTTTGCCTGACTGCCAGTGCGTTACCGTGGCCTCGTAAGCGCGATCGATCATGGTCAAGCACTTCTCGAACGGACTGCTACGCAGCATGTGCCAGTCCAGCTGCCGCCCCATGTGAAACATCGCGCCGGTTAGCTTCATGTTCGGATTCATCAACTTCTTGCGGATGATTTCACGCGCTTCATCAGCAGACGGAATGCCAGAAGCTTTTCTCATGCCCTCATGAGCCCATTCGCAGAATTGGCCAGCGGTTACCGGGCGAACCCAGCCACACGCACGGCACGCGCGTAGGCCGTGCTCAATCAGGCCCTTATTCGTCACGCCCTGCTCCACCAACGTCGTGAGCCAGACCCGGCGCACTCCGCCCATGTCGTCCGGCGTCCACACTTCCCGCCATTTCGTAAAAATCAGCGTTAGCTCTGTCAGCAGCCAGTTCACCATCTGCGCATCCTGCTGAGTCGGCTGGGGCGTCGAATGGCGATTTGCCGTAGTCCCCGACCCAATCGGTGTCTGTGAGGTCAAGCTGTGCTGGGTTTGCGTGAACTGATCCATGGGAATTACCTCGCTTAGTGTTGTTCTGGTGGAGTGTCCATGCCTTCCGGGTTGATTTAAAAAATGCGGTTTCGTAATTCCCACCGAACGGGGGTTTTCCTTCGGTCAGCCAGTACGCGACGAACTCAGGAGCGCAACCACGAATAAAATCTTCAGGGATCGACATCATGGCGATACGGCGCACAGTCGTTTCGTCCGGCTGCCAGTGTTCAGAAAAAACGGTTTCCGGTTTTGGCTGGTACGGTTCTGCCGTCGGGTTTCCGAAAACACTCGCGCGCTGTTGTTGTTGATTTGCTGTATTCAGTTCTTGTTTATATTCAATACTTACTAGTGGCGGATTTGCCGGAAACGGTTTAACCGGCGCCGGTTTTTCCGGATACGGTAAATCCGGTTCAGGTGGCAATTCAGCCATATCCGGTTTTTCCGGTTCTGGTGATTCAGAGAAATGCGGGGTTTCAAAAACGGTGTAAACGTAACCGGCCAGCTTTCCAGCTTCGCCACGCTGGCGCTCACAGTGAACGTAGCCAGCCTGACGCAGCTCCTGCAGCATACGTCCAACTTTATCCTTGCCAGCAGGGCTTTCACCGACGAGATGCTGGATACTCACCTGCCAGCTGTCAGGCTTGCCCAGCAAAAAGATCAATAAACCCCGCGCCTCCCAAGACAAACGCGAGTCTTCCGATATTGATTTGTCGAGGATGTAAAAATTGCGATCCAATGGAGCGCCGCGACGGATAATGCTCATGCCTTTTCAGGGCCTCAATAAATAATTATTTTGCCGTTATAACCCATCCTTGGTTAAAAAAACGGGGACGCGAGCGTCCCCTTTAATGGAGATTGTCTGCGGTGGCCGGTAGCCATTCCGGCTTGGCGAAAACCGCCTGTCGCCTCAGGTTTCGGGGCGTGCACACCCGTACGTTTTAATCGCAGGTCGCCACCCTGCATTCACCGCATTGGTGAATTGATCTGGCAAGATCAGCAATCATTGCAAGTAATGTGAAAGGTGCCAGATCAATTCCCAATGCGACCTACCTTTATTAACCCAGAGCAGGAACTGGGTTCCGGATCGCCGGAAATCGGCCTGTATTTCAGTTTTACGAGTACCCGTTCAGCGCGGACTCTGGTCGTACTAATCAGGCTTCATCGCGGCTTCCTCCATACGGGTTAACAAAAAAGGCTTGGTTTATACCTCTGGCACCGCCAAAGCCCCACTCAAGGGGCTGATACGTCCAGATTTTCTCGGAAGGTCTGTAGCCTGCTGTGCTTAAACCGTTTCGGGCTGCTTACTCAGGCCGCCACGGATTACCCGCAGCGCGCCACGACGCTCAGAAACTGCCTGTTTCTGCAGTTCTTCATACGCTTCTTCGGCAGATAACCGGATGCCGGTCATGGCCTCATGGCGCAGCTGGGCAGCAACCAGTTTTGCCACCTGATCCGGGTCGATACCCAGTTCATTGCCCAAAATCTCAGCCTCACGGCCCCCAATTAAAAATGCGTCCACGCTGAATCCCTCAGGCACTCAGGCCCTCAAAAAACCTTTTTATGTGCGGCGAAACAGCGTTTGCTGAATACGCTTATCAATTTCTGCTGGGGCTTTTTTATGCTGAACCTGACCGGCCATTTCCCGGATGCGATCTTCGACAGCCAGTGCGATACGGCGACGCTCAAATTCCAGCGCCTTAGCGTGTCCAGCAGGTACGCGATACTGAACGCCCGCACGATCAAGCCCGGCAATTACAAGCTCACGGAGAATTACAGCGATCTGCTCGCCCGTACGTTCAGCGAGAGCATCCAGCCGCTCAAGGTCGTATTCATCCAGTCGGCACTTAATGCCGTTCGGGTCTTTCTTCTGCATCGGATCTCGATAAGCCATATATCTATCCCGCCCGCCTTTCTTTCTGGTCAGCAGTCAGCTGGCCCTTGGTTAAAATCTGCAGTGCATATTGATGCTCCTGCGGCACGTGCTCACCAGGCCAAAGACTTACTGCCTGCTTCGTTATTCCGCAGACCTTTGCCAGCTCTGACTGGGAGCCAAAATATTTCACTGCCTCTGATTTCTTCATTGCTCTTAAGTCAAGTTTTCTCAACTTTTAAACTAAACACATTCTCTCTTCGGGTCAAGCCCTCTTTACTAACAAAAAGTTAAGATTACTGAATAACTACCATTGTTCGGAAAACCACAATGATCGGCACCAGGATAAAACAGCGCAGAAAAGAACTCGGCCTGACCCAGTCAGCCGTAGGGCGCTCCATTGGTGTATCTAAGGCGACCGTATCGCTGTGGGAGAACGATGTGACAGCGCCAAACGGGGCTAATTTGCAAGCCCTCGCTAAAGTACTTCAGCAGTCTGCAGAATGGATTTTAACGGGCAAGGAGCCGAACGAGATAAGGGAGGGTGTTGCTCTTTATCATGCACAGCCGCTCGAAGGAATCCCACTTATTGAGCAGGCTGAAATTGGCCGGTATCTTTCCGGTGATTTTAAACCGAAGAAAAATGCCGGCACTAATTCTGGCATGATCGCCGCAGCTTCCGGTGCCGGAAAGCAGACCTTTGCATTTATTAGTGCCAGTGAAGGGATGTCTCCGCGTATAGAGCCAGGCGATACTATTTTCATCGATCCCGACCAGCAAGACAGCAAGCCGGGCCGAGAGGTGTGGTTATTTAAAGTCGGAAACGGTTACGAATTGGGCGCTGTTGCTGAAACACCCCGCGGGCTAATGCTGCGCTTTGACAAACAGGCTCCTGGTTGGGAGCCCATGCCAGTTAAGAAGGAAGACTGTGCCGGAAAGGTTGTGGCGTTTAGGCCGTCATGGCTCAATTAGGCACGGGCTGAGTCAGATACTTTTCTGGCCATTCGTGAGGCCAGTGCAACTGGCGGCAAGAGTAGCGCACCTGAGATACGGCACCGCCAGTGCTGGCGCTTCCAATATGCTTCAAAACACACTCGTTATATTCCCGTCGTCGATCAATTGCTTTTGGTTTGTTACCCTCCCACCACTGAGAATCATACTGATCACTCACCAAATTGTGGCAGCTCTGAACCCCCAAATTAGCCTCTTTAGAGAATGAACCTCCGCCCTGAAGAACAGCGGTTCCTTGCTTATATCCATTCATCCTTGCATAGACCCCGGAAGCGCAAAGGCAATATACCTTCGCTTTGCTTTGCTCCATACCCTCAATGAGGGAGCTAACATAGCACCCATCAGCAAAAGCCATTTGGCCGGGCATTTCATTGTTCTTATCATCAAGAGAGTGGGCCGAAATACTCAGCAACAACCCGGCAGCAAAGAAAATCTTATTAAAATTCATCTACTGGCTGCCCCAAACTATTCCCATCACAGGCACAGCCTGGTGGTTTGTGGCATGTGTAGTTGATGTTGATACACGAATTGCCGCATGCCTTACCTTTTCGGCAGACCTTACAGCATGAATTGGCCACAACAATTGGCTGCTTGGCTTTGTCGGTGCCTCCGTCACTCGCGGTCAACGCTTCCTGAAAGCTAAATGCTTCAGTCGAAGAAGAACTACTGACCAAATGCCGCTGATCCAACCCTCCAGCCGAAACGGCTCCGGATAGTAAAAACATCAGCCCTACCGCCACTACGCGCAACTTATCCATTCCCTTTTCCATGTCAATTTGAGTGGTTTATCAGGCTAACACCAAAAACAGGTGTTAAAAAAACTTGACTAATTAAATCAAGGCATCTTAACCTGAGTGAAGTTTAGATAACTTGACTTCAGGAGCAGCCATGAAAGGCAAAGCAATCACAACCGGCTACGGCGACGTAGCAACTCAAGAACCTGAAAGCCTGACCATCAGTTTCGACATCGCCCAGCGCCTGCTGAATCTCGATGAAGTTGCGGGCCTGAATGGCTCATACACGTTTCAAGACGTACTGCAGTTCACCTGGGACAACTCAGACGACGCCAAAGATGTTGAAAAAGCCCTTCACGCAATCGCGCTGGGTGATTCCGATCTGGCCCAGGCACGTATCCGCAAAATTCTTAACCGCTCAGCTGAAGAGTTCGCCTCAAAAATTGAGTGCGACGTTATTGCCGCTATCGCAGAAAAGAACCGGAACGAAGCTGGCGAGTATCTGGCGATCCAGTTTGAGCAAGACCGGGACTACCACCTTTGAATAAACACTTTGAGGCGAACTTCAATGCAATTTTCGGTAAAGCGCCTGAACGAAAAATACCGAGCAAACCCGCTCTGGATAGCCGCTGTGATGATCAACGGTCAGCGGGAAGAACTGG